GAGAGTGGTCACATCCACTCAGAGATAGAAACAGGCCAACACTACCACCTTAAATGGGATGCTAGTAAGAAGGTTATTGTAAAAGACGATACTGCATTAACCGAATGTCAAACCGCAGAGAGTTGGAAAAGTGTCCGTAATGATCGCAATAGGCGTTTAGCAGAAACGGATTACCTAGCATTATCAGATCAGACGTTGAGTGCAGGGATGAAGACTTATAGACAGAAGCTAAGAGATGTTCCTAAAGATAATAGCGATCCTAATAACATCACTTGGCCTAGTAAACCTTAATAAAAATGGCTTATAGGAACTTTACTCAAAACACTTTTAATACTGCCAGCACTTGTTTTTTCTTACTTAACAGTAAAAAGTGCAGTCAATTTTTTTAAAGCTGATGAACTACGTTGCCTTTCTCTTAATATATACCATGAATCAAGAAATGAGAGTACGGCTGGACAAATAGCAGTAGGTCAAGTTGTTTTAAATAGAGTAAAATCTGAATTTTTCCCTTCTAATATTTGTAGTGTTGTTTATCAAGGAATTCATCGCAATGGATTTCCCAGTAAAAATCGTTGTCAATTTTCTTGGTATTGTGATGGTAAAGATGATGAACCTACAAATGTTTTAGCATATAATAAATCAACCGAAATAGCCCAATGGTTGATTGTGTCTAATAAATGGTTACCTGACCTTACTGATGGTGCATTGTTTTATCATGCTAATTATGTTTCTCCAAAATGGAATAAAACTAAACGTAGAACACTTCAAATTGACCACCACATATTTTATAGATGAATCCAGCAGATTATCAATATATTCACGGAAAACCTATGCCTATGCCTGAAGTAAATACTTTATATAGTATGGTAATGGATCTTGGCATCCCTGCTTGTGTTATTATAGCTTCTTTCTGGTTTATTAAATACACAACTGATCAATCTAGAAAAGAACGAGAAGAATTTTGGAAAAAAGATGCAGAGAATGATGCTAAAATAATGCAACTTGTTGAAAAATCTTCAGATGCTATTATGTCAATAAAAATAGCACTAGAGCAAAATACTCAAGCTATTAGAGAATTAATTAAACAACAAAAATGATCCAAGCAATTCCTAATGAGGAAACTGTAGACACAGAGGAATTGTGTGACACAATAGAGAAAAGTTTTGAAACTTTTAAGGATGAACTTAATCTTTACAAAGAAAATGGTCTGATAGAGCATTGGTTTAATGCTATTAAGATCATGAGAGACATGGCAGACTCTATTGATAAACTAGAAATTGAAATGCAAGGAACAATGAACTAATGGAAGAAATAATAGAGAAAAAAACAGTTAAGGGGAACCCTTCTCCACCAAAAAAGATGACTGTTAATGAACAGATAACTGTTGCACGATTTTATGGAAGATTAGTAATTTCATTCTTTGCTTTTGGTATATTTCTTTACATTGTTCACATGATGTTAATTGCTGATGTAGAGATGGCACAAAGTAGTCGTGATTTACTTAATATTTTAATCGGTAGCTTTATTAGTGTGATTTCGGGTATAGCTACGTTTTATTTTAATGGTGACTCTGATCTAATGGAAGACAAAGCACCACAACATCAACCAAGGAAAGAAGAAACAGATGGAAACACTACTACTTAACTTTGTAAAAAACATGATTGCATCAAAGTTTACTGAACTTACTGCTAATCAAGCAGAAAATATTATGCAACAAACAATGTCCTCTAAAGAGATTAAAGATATTGATAAAAAAGTAGAAGCAATGAAAGATAATGCCCACAAATCCTTGAAGGAACTAATATGGGGATGATTACAGATCATTTCTCAGAAAATGAGATGAAATGTAAGGGTTCTGGTGATTGTAAAATGGTTCCTGAGTTCATGGAAGCATTAGAAACCATTAGGGTTGAATTAGGCAAACCATTAATTGTTTCAAGTGGTTATAGATGTCCTGAATACAATGATGAAGTGTCTAGTAGTGGTTTAACTGGTCCACATACTACTGGTAGAGCAGTAGATGTAGTTGTTAATGGTGGTGATGCTTTTAAAGTAGTTGAACTTGCCATTAAACATGGGATGACAGGTATTGGTGTGTCACAAAAAGGGGATCACAGTAAAAGATTCCTTCATTTAGACATGCTGATACCTAATATGAGTAAACCTCGTCCTTGGATTTGGAGTTATTAGTGAACATGGAAAAAAATAGCCTAGGTTTAGAGTCACTTCATACAGTTCTTACACAAGAACTTTTAAATAGAGTTCGTAGTGGTGAAGCAACTGCTGGTGATCTTAATGTTGCCAGACAATTCCTTAGAGATAATCATATAGAAGCTTCTCCAGTAGAAGATAGTCCATTAAAAAACCTCCTAGAATCATTACCACCTCCTGAGTCTGTTGAATCCTGCAACTGAAGCAGAACTACTAAATAGACTTACGTTCCCCCTCTTCCTTACACATGTCTGGAAGCACCTGCACCTCCCTTCTCCTACACCAATCCAACAAGATATAGCTACATACCTTGAGGATGGTCCTAGAAGACTAGTCATTGAAGCATTTAGAGGAATAGGTAAAAGTTACATCACCTCTGCATATTGTTGTTATTGTCTCCTTAAAGATCCTGAGACTAAAATCTTAGTTGTGAGTGCAAGTAAGATAAGAAGTGATGACTTTAGCACATTTACCCAGAGATTGATCTTAGAAATGCCTGTGCTGAACTTTTTAAAGTCACGGGACCACCAGAGGCACTCTAAAATTTCTTTCGATGTCGGCCCTTCTACCCCTGCTCACGCACCATCTGTAAAAAGTGTGGGTATAAGTGGTCAAATGGCAGGTAGTCGTGCTGACTTAATTATTGCTGATGATGTAGAAGTACCAAATAACAGTATGACCCAAGGTATGAGGGATCGTATTGCTGAAAGTGTTAAAGAATTTGATGCCATATTAAAACCAAGTGGAAGAATTATATTTTTAGGAACTCCACAAAGTGAACAAACACTCTATGAAGTACTCCCTGACAGAGGTTATGAGTTAAAGATATGGTGTGCTAGGGTTCCCGATGAAAAACTGAAGGAAAGGTATGGGGCAAGGCTTAGTGACTACATACATAATCATAAGGGAGAGGTAGGAGATCCTACAGATCCAGATAGATTTGATAAGTACGATCTTGAGGAAAGGGAATTAAGTTATGGGAGAGCAGGTTTTAGTTTACAGTTCATGCTGGATACCAGCTTATCGGATGCTGACAGGTATCCTCTTAAGCTACATGATCTTGTAGTTATGGACATCCCTCAAGAGAAGGGACCACAAGAAGTCATTGCAGGAAAACTTAATCATACAAAACTAACTGACTTACCTAATGTGGGACTTGCTGGGGATGGTTGGTATGGTCCCTTGGATCTACCTAGTGGATGGGAGGAGTTTACTGGTTCAGTTATGAGTGTTGATCCTAGTGGTAGAGGAAAGGATGAAACTGCTTATGCAATAGTGAAGATGCTTAATGGTAATCTTTATCTTTGTAAAGCTGGAGGTTTTCAAGGGGGTTATAGTGATGACACCATGAAGACACTTGCAACCCTAGCGAAAGCTTACAAAGTTAATCTTATTATTACTGAGAGTAATTTTGGTGATGGGATGTTTAGTGAGTTGCTGAAACCACACCTAAGACGTATTTATCCTGTTGATGTTGAAGAGGTGCGTAGCACTACACAAAAAGAAAGAAGAATAATAGATATTTTAGAACCAGTAATGATGCAACACAGGCTTATTATTGACCCAAAGGTTATTAATGATGATTACAACTCAACTAAAGAGTATGTTGCAGAGGATTCCTTAAGGAAGATGTTGTTGTATCAAATGACAAGGATAACTAGGGATAGAGGTTCTTTAAGACATGATGATAGAGTTGATGCTTTAGCAATGGCAGTAGGTTACTGGGTAGAACAAATGAGTGCTGACCAGCAGGATGAAACAGGAAGACAAAAACAAGAAGCATTAGATAGGGAACTGGAGAAGTTTATTGATGGGGCTGGTGCTAGTATAGCTAAGAAGGGAAGTTTAGGTGAGGTTAGTTATAATTATATTAATACTATGAATCATTAATAGTGCTGGTATTATTATAATAATTATTATACCAGTATATATTTATTATTATAGTTATAATTATACTAGTATTAATACTAGTACTTATTAATTATTATTATTATAAATATTATTATAAATATAATACTAGTATTATAGTTATTATATAGTTTGTAGATAGTTATGGTGTGTCCTAGGTATATCCTATGGGGTCCACTCGTAAACTTTTGGTAGAAAAATTTGTGTAGTTGACTACGTTATGCTCCCCCCGAAATCCCCCCTTACCCCCCTCTTCTGAATCCTGAATTTGCGGTTTTTATTGTTTCGCTAATTAGAAAAGTAATGATTTCAATTAGTTAGCAGGAGCCAATTAGTTTGTAATTTCAACTTAATTGTTTTTCTGGAAATTAAAAATTAGAATTTCATTCATTTTTATATACTATCGATTTTTCATTATGATGATTGACAATATTATTAATCATTTTAATTTTCATTGTACAAAATAAAACTAAATGAATAAAACCATAACCCATCATTCATTTATAAATATCCCAAACCATAATCCATCATTTAATTCTAAATCCCTAGGTTTCAAATTATATTCTTATGTCTTATACATTTATTTTGTGGAGTGCTGCGGAAATTCTTATATAAGACATAATACATTTAATGAGTGAATATCGGGGTTTTTGATCAATAAAAAAATTTCCTCAATGATTTCAACTGTTTTGTAAATAAATTCACTTAGGTATTTACATTCATAGGGAAACATGAAAACATGACTTTACGTTATTCATTTTGATAACGTGATTCTCTAATTCTCATTATAAAGAAAGGTATTTATGTCAAACTCAACACAGCTAACAAATTATGGTTTAGGTCTTGATATTTCATTGGCTGAACTCGAAACCATACCAACGCCACCACCGGGATTTAATGAACAGGGTGTTATCACTCATCAAACAGTCCCTCACAGTACTGTCATTAATAACATTATAGAGAGTGCTAATAACATCGGTATTGAACTAGACAATTTTAAAACTGGAACAACTCATAACCATAATAGATTGTTTGGAATTTGTGATGTCTTTTTTGATAAGCACAACGCAGATTATAAAGGAATAATGGCATTCAGAAATAGCCATGACAAAAAATTCCCAATAGCACTAGCTGGAGGATCAAGAGTAACAATATGTGACAATTTAATTTTTAGTGGTGAGATTGTAATTAAGACAAGACATACAAAAAATGTCTTTTCAAGGTTACCAAACTTAATTTTAAGGGCTGTCCAGCAATTAAAATTTCTTGATGAAATAAATGATAAAAGAATAGAAGCATACAAGGGTAGGGAAATTAAGAGTGAATCATGGGTTCATGACTTTATTATAAAAGCCTGTGATGCGGATATTCTTTCACCATCAAATATCTATAAAGTTTTAAACGAGTGGAGAAGTGAAGAAGGAAGTCAAAGTTCAACGCATCAAGAGTTTGAACCTAGGAACTTGTGGTCACTTAATAACGCTTTTACAGAAAGCTTCAAGTGCTATAAAAATCTTGATCAAGTGACAACTCGAAACATCAAGCTATGTGGTCTAATGGATAACATCGTAGGTTTAGATACCAGCAATATAATTGAACTTACCGATGATGAATTTGAAGCAATGCCAGTTGAAGTAATGCCTAGTGATATGTCTGATCAAGAAAGAGCAAATTTAGAAATACAAGAACGTATAGAAGAAACAGTTTAATTTTAATTCCCTAGGGTTCAAATTAGAATCCTAGGGTTTCCGCAAGGATACATTAATAATAGTGTATCCTTCAGGAAAGCAATTAAGTTTTCTTGAACTCTCTAATTCTCATAACTTGAAAGGAACATATTATGGGAAAAGATAAAGTTGAAACCCTAGAAACTGCACTTAAAACTTTTAGACTTCAATTTGAAGTTAAAAAAAGAGTGCTGGCTGAAACAGTTGTTGAAGCAAAAACCAGAACTGATGCAATAAAACAATTTAAATCTAGTAGTAATGAATTAGATTTAGAAAGTGCTATTGCTTCAGGACAGAATTTTGGCAATGAGTTTGTAGGTAATAGCGTTCGAGCTATTCCTACAAATTAATATCTTTTCTAGGGAAGCAATAAAGTTTCCCTAGTTTTTCTCTAATTCTTATTTTTATGAAAGGTATTTATGTCAGTTGATCAAACAGCAACGCAAACAAATGAATTATTATTAAAATCGGTAATTCAGAATATTGATGAAAATAGCCGATTGAAAAAAGAAATCCACAGTTTGAAAACTAAACTTGGTAGGGCAAGAATGGAAATTCTGTGGGGCAAGCCTAGTTATGGTGTTTATTAATTAATCTTTTCCCTAGGGAGTTAATTCTAATTCCCTAGGTTTTTTTTATTTCTCTAATTCTCAAAAGGTAACATGCAAAGAAAAATTGAAATGCTGATAGTGGTTGGAATTGTAATTTTAGGGATTGGAATTATTTGCGAAGTGATGAGAATAGAAAGAGACATTTATAATAAATATTATTCACCATTTCAGGAAGGAAATTAAAATGATTGATTTATTCAGGCACTTAAATGCTAGTGAGGAAAAAGAATTTAGACAATGGGCAAAAGATAATTATAAACCCTTGGACCCTATTAAAGGAGTTTGGCATCCAATTGTACAAGATGAGTGCAAGCTGATGAACGAGCAACATTATGAAAGGAAAACTAACAATGGATAAAAACCTTGTACATATTGCTTTTAATGAATTAACAGAAGCAATAAAAAAAAGTGATAAATACTCATACCTGGACCCATCGGAATTTATGTTGATGAGTGAAAATATAGAAGGTTCAATACCTTTTAAAAATAAATTTACTCGAAACTATATTTTTGTAAATGATGGAATGCTTGAAGTTCCCCAAACTGATGAACCATTCATGAGGGGGGAATTCTAATAAACTCTAAAAAGATATTTAATTAAAACCCTAGGGATATACTTTTATATTTCTAGGGTTTTTTGTTTTTTGTCACTTCTCTAATTCTCAAAACTTATGTATCTACTTTCAGAAAGCCACAAATCTTTAAAAAACGATATACAGGGAAAATTTATTTCTAAAATGCTGTACCTTGAACCTAATAAAATACTTTGTCCCAATTCGGGGGATTGTATGCATTTATGTTTAAAACAAATTGGCAGGATGAAATTTAAAAATAGCAGGAACGCAAGATTGGAACGGACAAAGCTATTTTTTCAGGATAGGGAATTATTTTTAATGAAACTTCATGTTGAAATAAAAGAACTCTCTAGATTAGCAATTAAAAAAGGTAAAAAACCGCTGGTAAGATTGAACGGAACGTCTGACATTGATTGGACACAGTTTGATATAATTAATAATAATCCTGAAGTTTTCTTTTATGACTATACAAAAAACCCTGACCTATTTTCCGACTTTCTCAATGGCAAACTCCCAAACAATTATCATTTAATTTACAGTTTTAATGAGAAAACTAAAATAAATTGGATCCGCTCTTTTATAATTCAAGGTGGTCAAATTGCAGTTGTATTTAAGCAAATTCCTGAAACTTGGAAAGGTTTTCCAGTTATCAATGGTGATAAAAATGATTTAAGAATGTTCGATAAACCTTCAGTAATAATTGGTTTGAGAGCTAAAGGTCCAGCCAGAAAATCTAATTCCCAATTTGTACAATAAAATTAAGTTTTCCTTTCCTTCAACCCTTGGAACATGCTATAATTTTTTCATGGTTCAAGGGTTTTCTATTTTTTTCTAGAAAATTAAAATTAAATTTGACATTTAGTTTTTGGATCTTAAAATCCGATCCTAAAATTTTAAATGCTTTCTCCAGCGAGGAATAATGCCTATGCCCGAAAACTTCCCGAAAACTTGGTATCTCTCTAATTCTCTCCCCGAAAACCACCATGCAAAAGCAACCTTTCACAAAAGAGCAAATTCATTCTATTAGAAATAAACTTATTGGTAGGAATCAACTTCTCTTTTGTGTTCATGTTGATACATGCCTTAGATGTTGTGATCTTATTGCTTTAAGAGTAAGTGATATTGTAGATGTTCATGGAAGAATCCGAAAAAATCTAGAAGTTAAGCAAAAGAAGACATCTAGAAAAGTTAATTGTCGATTGTCAGATTACACTATGGATCTAGTTCGCAATTATCTTCATGCCCGAAAACTCCAGCACGATGACCCTTTATTCCCAAGTAGAAAAGCTTGCCCGAAAACTGGCAATCTTAAACCTATTTCAGCACCACAATATAGAAATATTGTAAAAGATATTGCTTATTCTGCTGGATTAGATTGGGAACTATACAGTAGTCATAGCTTGCGAAGGACAAAACCTTATCTTGTTTATAGGGAAACTAGAGATATTGAGACTTGTAGGCAACTACTGGGACATAGTAATGTTGCTTCAACAAGTCTTTATTTAAATATAAGTGCAGAGGATGCACTTAATAAAGCTGAAGCACTAAACATTATGTAGTAGTCGGGGCAAGTTTCTCAGGCTTGCCCCTCTCTCTAATTCTCAACTCCAGAAAGGTAACAGGAGATGAGAATGTCAAAATATAACCATGGGAATGCAAATGCAAGCAAAAGAGGTAATTAACGTAGTCTTGGCCCGAAAACTTGTTAAAGAAGCCAAAATGTTTATTCTACAGAACGATCTGGACATGTCCCTTAAAGCTTTTGTGGAATTGGCAGTTATAGAAAAAATTGAAAGGGATAAAAAAAATTCTTGACAGGGTTTGGGGGGTGTGGAATACTCCCCTATCCTTCCTTTGGATTAGCGGTTGTCAGCAAAGGGCTGGTTCACTAGGTTAATCCACTTATATGTAAGTTTATTATGAGAAATACTTTTGCTTCAAGGGCATTAGCACATCATTGGAAATCTAAAGTTAATGAAATTTCCAGAGATGAGTTAAATAAAGCAATAGAAGCTTATAAAAATAATGGTGGTACAATAAAAAAACTATCTTCATTAAGTGATTCATTTAGTAGAAAACTAGTTGCTGGTGAAGAATACGCTAAAGTTTACTCTTGGACTTTTGATAGTGTTAGGAGACATGGTATTTGTAAAGTAGATTCTCTTACAAATGAAGAACATGGTGAAGGATAAAGGGCAACTTACTGGTAAAATAGATGGTAGTAGACTTACTATGGTTAGATTCTCTCATAGAGATAAATTTGGACATAGAATTAATGTATATAGGTGTGATTGCGGTAACTACACTAAGGTATACCATCAAGCAGTTGTACAGTTAAATACTAAGAGTTGTGGTTGTTTACAAAAAGAGTATCAACCTATTGCTTATAAAAGGATGCTCAAGTATGACAAAAAGAGAAGAGAGAATCATTTAAAGTCTTGTAAGGGTAGATCACCACTTAACAAAGGTAAAAAGAGAGTAGATGTATTAGTTGATGGTGAAATTAAACATAAGTTTGTAGCAGAAAATGAAGTAGCTAAGTATGAAAAGCAGTTTATGAGACAACTAACTGCACTTTATCATGGATTAGATGGTGAAGTAGAATCATTAAGAGAAAGAGAAGCACCTAATAAAGGTAAAAAATTTATAGGAGGACACTATGTCTAGATACAAAGCAGTAACACTACTATTTAATAAAAAATACGGAAGTATTAAATGGTCTGATGATTACAGAAATCAAAGAGACTTACTCAAATTGGATCTTCTTTTAGATTGGATTCATGATCTGCAAAATGAATATAACATGGTACTAGGATATGTAGATGGTGACCCTAGACACATAGATGATCCTTATTGGAAGGAAAGAGAAAAAAAGGGAAAAGAAACACGAGCATTATATAAAAAACATAAAATAGAAAGATTAAAAACTGGGAATGAAAGAGTCAGTTAATCAACAAGCAGAACGATTAGTTAATGGTGATAGACAATGGAGTTATGATCACCCATTAGATAATTGTGAAAGAATAGGAACTATTTGGGGTGTCATACTAGATACAGATGCAGTACCACCAGAGAAAGTAGCACTTATGTTAGCAGGTATGAAAATAGCCAGAGAAGTGTACAGACATAAAGAAGACAACTTAGTTGATCTTGCTGGTTATTCTGCGTGTGTACAGATGATACATGATAAGCAAAGGGAACTGTTTATAAAAAAAGAAGAACAGGATGACTATGACAGAAACTTTAAACCAGCAGTATATGAGGAAACTACTATTGGATAGTCCAGTTGTAAGTATAGTTGTTGGATTAGTTGTGTTCTACATAGGTTTAAAAATGTTTGCTAGTGGCATGAAGTCTTTAGGTGATGTAGAACAACTTAAATACTTTATGTCTAACCCATATTATATGTTTATCGGGGGGATTGTGTGTACGTTACTTTGGCAATCTAGTTCACTAAGTACAACTGCTATAATTGGTTTAGTTGCTAGTGGCATCTTACCTTTACCTTCTGCTATTGCTTGTATACTTGGGGCTAATATAGGTACTACTGGAACTATATGGTTGGCAGGATTACTTGTATCAGATGGTATGCCAACAGGAATAACTAAACAAGTTGCTATTGTACACACAGGAGTTAACACATTAATGGCAATATGTTTATTACCTTTTGTTAATCAAATATCTAAGTTAATAGGAAGGTTTTAATGAGAGTAGAAAGTAAGTGTCCTCATTGTGGTAAAAGACACATAGAACACAGGGAACATTCTGGTAGTAGTATTATTGAATGCTCTTGTAGTAATAAGTATATAGCAATTGCAAGAGTGCAATTAGAAGTAGAATCGTTAAAAGTAACGGATGAGCTTATCCTAGACAGGAAGTTAGGGATATATGTATCAAAACGTACTGGAAAAGCAGTTAAGCCTTGAACTAGAAGGTAAACGCATAGGTCAAAAGCGTTACCAGAGGGGTTCACAAGATGCGAAGAATTCAGAGTCATGGACTAGACTCCCCTCTGTACGTTTTATTATGTCAGAAGCAGTACAACCAGTAGCTACTGCTTTTTATAATTGGAAACTAAGGAGAATAAAAGGACATCCAGCATACGCTACTCACCTAATAGATGTTGTTGATTCTTTAAGACTAGAAGATGAAACAATAGCCTACCTAGCATTGATTTGTACTTTAGATAGCATTTCACAACAACATCCTGAAATGAGAGTTGCCAGAACTATAGGTAATTCTATACAAGATGAATATAGGTTGCGTATTTTCCGTGCAGAGAATCCAAATTATTTTAAGAAAGTCTTAGAGTCAGAGCATCAGAAAAGAAACCCAAGGTATCGCAAGAAAAATGCTATGACTTGGCTACTCTCTAGAAAAACAGAATTAAATTTACATGAACTTACGTTGGATGATGCCGATAAGGTCATGTTGGGTAAAATTTTAATTCACCTAATTCATAGAGAAACAGGACTTATAAACATAATACCTAATTATGTAAATAAAAAGAAAACCATAAATATGGTTGTAGCTAATCCATCAGCAATTGATTGGATTGAAAAACTTGAGAAACATAAAGAGAAGATTGCAACTCAATACATGCCTTGTGTTGTAACACCTAGGGATTGGCAAGAGAAAACACTAGGTGGTGGTTATTACACTAGTCATTTAAAAGGTTTGAGAGCAATTAAGCTACACAAGAAATCTGGATATCAAGATTTAGACAATGTAGAAATGCCTTTGGTTTATGAAGCATTGAACCAAATGCAACAAACTGAATTCAGTATAAATACTTCTATGTTTCAGGTAATGGAAAGAGCTTATGAAAGTGGGGATTCTTGGGAAGGAATACCTACTAGAGATCCTTACCAATTACCACAATGTCCTTTTCCTGGCACACCTAAAAAAACATTAACAGATGAACAAAAAATAATATGGGATGAGTGGGCTAAACCTTATGCCATGTTAATGAGGAAAAACAATCAGATTTACTCTAGAAGGTTGCAGTTTGTCAGGGGTTTGCAAATGGCAAAGGATTTAATGCAACACAAAAGATTTAACTATGTAGCCCAATGTGATTACAGAGGTAGATATTACCTCATGCACAACTTCTTACATCCACAGGGTCCAGATTGGTCTAAGTCACTTTTACAAAGTGCAGTAGGAATGCCTGTTACAGAACAAGATCAAGTGGATGCTCTAGCAGTTGCAGGAGCAAATTTATATGGTTTTGATAAAGCTTCAATAAAACAAAGAGTAGGATGGGTAGAGCATAACACACCAGCAATTTTAGAAAGTTCTAAGCATCCTTTTGATTGTAAGTTTTGGACAGAAGCAGATGAACCTTGGCAATTTTTAGCGTTCTGCAAGGAATGGAAAAAATACAAAAATAATGGATTAGGTTATAAATCAAATTATTGGATACACACAGATGGTTCACAAAATGGTATTCAACATTATTCAGCTATTCTAAGTGATGCTGAGACAGGTTTTTATTGTAATCTCACCGAAACAGATAAACCACAGGATTTGTACCAGCAAGTTGCCGATGCAGTTATAGATGAGCTAAAGAATTCCAATGAACCACTAGCAAGAGATTGGTTAGAGAGTAGTTTAATTAATAGGAAGATGTTGAAGAAAATAGTTATGACATTTCCCTATGGTGGAACTAGTCACATGTACACAGAGTATCTAAATAGTTATGTAGTGGAAAATACTGGGGAATATTGGCCTTTCAAAAGTGGTAAAAGAGTTGCTGATGCTTTTAAAGAATCAAGATGGTTAGTTACACCAATAAAGAAAGCATTAGAAGAAAAAGTAAAAGCGGCAACTATTGGTATGCAATGGATTAAAGAAGTATCAAGGAAAGTTATAGCAAAGGGAGTACCTGTTCAATGGAGAACACCTAGTGGTTTTGTAGTAGTCCAAAATTACCCAGAGGTTAGATCAAGAAAAATTAAAACAGTTCTGGATGGTAAATTAATAATGGCACACATCCAAGGAACACCAGTAGGTAATAAGCAAGATAGCTGGAAAGTAGGTAACGCAACTCCACCAAATCTAATACATAGTCTTGATGCAAGTCATCTAACACTCACTTTAAAGAAATGCAGGGATCAAGGATTAAATCAAGTAACAATGATTCATGATTCCTACGGATCATTAGTGGCACAAATGCCATTAATGCAGAAACTCTTACGAGAGTCCTTTGTTGAAATGTACAACAGTTGGGATGTTTGTGATGAGTTTCTCAGAGATGCTTCAATGGTAGTACCAGAAGGAGCATTACCTAGTCCACCCATGAAGGGAGACTTGGATATTAACATGGTGAGAGATTCACCTTTCTTTTTCGCATAGAAAATTATGAGTAAATTAGCAAAAACACCAAAGGGTACTGCACGTTATTTAAAAATAGTCAAACCCGACACAAGGTTTGATGCAGTTGGTTTATATGAAGGAGAGTTGATTCTTCGTGGAGAAGAAGCTGAACAGTTTAAGGGAGTTATAGATGCTCACATAACTGAAGCAGTAAAAGAAAACACCAAAGATGGTAAAAAACCTAAAAAGGCTAAACCACCTTATAAGACTTTTATTGATGATGAAGGTCAAGAGGATGGTGTTTCCTTCAGGTTTAAAATGAAAGCAAAGTACGAAACTAGAAAGGGGGATGTTGTGAGACAAAAACCTGCTATTTTCGATGCTAAAGGTACACCAATAACTGATCCTAATTTTGCAGTTGGTAATGGTTCAGTAGTTAAAATTGCCTATAAAGTTCGTCCTTGGAACGTAGCAGGTAATGGTTGTGGTGTAACACTGTCACCTATGGCAGTACAAGTTATTAACTTAGTTCCATATTCAGCAAATTCAGATGGATTCGACTTTGAAGAAGAAGAGGGATTTGAATGGGAACAAGGGCAAACGGAAAACGAAGGTCAAAAAATCTTCTCAGAAGAAGAAGACGATTTTTAGATCCAAGTTTGAAGAAGAAGTAATAACATCAATTAAACAAAAGGGATGGAAATACGAACCTAAAAAGTTTTTTGTTTACATCCCTACTTCTTATACACCTGACTTAATCCTACCAAATGGTATCTATGTAGAATTAAAAGGTTTTCTAAGAGCAGAAGCTAGGAGAAAATATGAAAACTTTAAAAAACAAAATCCAAATATTGATTTAAGGTTTGTCTTTGCAAATATAAAACAAACTTACCAAGGATCAACAAGGACAAATCAGCAATGGGCCGAAAAGCATGGATTTATCTACGCAAATAAAAGAATACCTACCTCATGGTTTAGTGAACCTAAAAAAGAGGAAGCAAACTGATCACATAATTGTCACTTGTACCGATACAAAACCAGATAAACTACTAAACATAAAAGACATTGATAAACTTCATAGAGGATTAGGTTGGACTAAAGCAGGTTATCATTTTTTAATAAACAAATTTGGTGAAATACAAAAAGGGAGAGAACTTGAAGAACATGGTTGCCATACATGGGGGTATGATGATGTCTCTGTAGGTATATGTTTGTGTGGTGGTAGAAATACAGAGGGTTTAGGAACATTCCAAAGTTATTTTGATGAACAACTAGAAGCATTAGTGAGACTACTTACTTATGTAAAAGGTTTTTATCCAGATGCAGAAGTTACTAGTCAAAATCATTTGTCTTTAGATGAAAAACCTTACTTGGATGTAGTGGAGTACAAAAAATTAAGGTTTCTTATGTTGGACCCGAATAGGTATGAGGATGTTACCAAGGAAGTATAGGGATGCAAACTTTGTAAGGCATGAACCTTGTGAAGTTTGTGGTAGTAGGGATAACAAAGCAGTTTATGATGATGGATCATCTTACTGTTTTTCATGTAAAAAAAGGAGAGATATGGAAGGGCAAGTAATAGCAGAAGAACCAAAGTATGAAAACACTAATTTTGTAACTGGAGAGTGTACTGAATTAACCAGAAGAAACATAAGTGAGAAAACATGCCGACATTACAATTACCAGAAAGGATTTATAGGAGAGGAAAGCGTACAAATCGCAAATTATATGGAGAACGGAATCGTCATAGCCCAGAAGATTCGGGACAAGAGCAAAGTGTTCAAGTGGAGGGGGAACACATCGATTCTCTACGGACAATGGGTATGGGAACCGAACAAGAAGTGGGACGCACCACTAATAATAACTGAAGGTGAAATAGATTGTTTATCCATAGCACAAGCATTTAATTTATCACGACCTGTTGTATCTATTACTAAAGGATGTGGTGGTGCAGTAAAAAACATAAAAGATAACTATGAATACATAGATAGTTTTCCTTCAGTAATATTATGTTTTGATAGTGATGAAGCTGGTCAGGATGCTCTACTAGAGGTAGCACCTTTAATAAAACCTGGAAAATGTAGTATAGCTACACTACCAGTAAAGGATGCTAATGAGCTTTTGTCACAAAACAGAACACAAGATTTAGTTAATGCAATTTATAATGCAAAACCTTACAAGCCAGAAGGTGTAGTAACAGGTGATGCTATATGGGAAGAAGTAATAAAAGATTACGATGACATCAGCATCCCTTATCCTTTCCCTAAGTTAAATGAAATGACTCATGGTATTAGATGTGGAGAGATTGTAACCATAACTGCTGGTACTGGTATTGGTAAATCTCAATTTTGTAGAGAAGTAGCATTTAATTCAATAAAAGAGGGTAAGAAAGTAGCTTATTACGCACTAGAAGAGAATACCAGAAGGTCAGCATTAGGTATTATGTCACTTCAGGCGAATAAACCACTTCATTTAGTATCAAAAGAAGCAATAGATTTTGAGGAGTGGAAAAGGCTTTATGAGGAAATAAATTTAGGGGAAAAAATTGTATTTGATAAAGCTTGGGGGTCTGACAAATCACTTACTGGTAAGTTAAGGTATTTCATTAAAGGGTTGGATTGTGACTTAATTATCCTTGACCACATATCTATAGTTATCTCAGGAGATAGTGAAGGGGATGAGAGAAGAAAAATTGACAATCTCATGACCAATCTTAGGGAGTTTGTTGAGGAAACCCAATGTGCAATGCTCTTAGTATCGCATTTAAAAAGAAATAGTAATGGTAGGGGGCATGAAGATGGAGGGCAAGTAAGTATCAGTCATCTAAGAGGATCACAAACAATAGCTCAATTATCAGACATGGTAATTGGATTAGAAAGAGATCAACAAGGGGATGATAGGGACATTACTACTGTAAGGGTATTAAAAAACAGATATTCAGGAGAACAAGGTGAAGCAGGGAAACTTAGATACAGACATGAAACAGGGAGAATGTTTGAAGTCCTCGATGAGGAAGTCTTTGAAGACGAAGAAGACACAACTAGTTTTTGATATAGAGACAGATAACTTTTATGAACAGGGCAAAGTTATCCATTGCATTGTTACGATGGATACCGAAACTTGGGAAGTTAAAAGTTTTGGGCCGGAACAAATTCAAGAGGGGATAGAACACCTAGATAATGCTTTTGCTCTAATTGGTCACAACATAATAGACTTTGATATTCCGTTTATTAATAAGTTATATCAATGGACTCCTAAAAGTCGCATATATGATACATTAATATTTAGTAGACTTATTCATCCTACTAGAGAATCACACGCTTTAGAAGCATGGGGTAAAGATTTAGGTTTTCTAAAAGCAGAAAGTCCTAACTTTGCTGAATTCTCTGAAGAGATGTTAAAATATTGTATCAATGATGTAAAGTTAAATTTTAAACTGTGGGAAAAATTAAAAGAAGGATCAAAAGATGGTAAATTAAAGGGGGCAATAAAATTAGAACATACCATGCAAAATATATGTTCTGATATGAGACATGTAGGGGTAAATTTTAATCATAAAAAAGCAAGTGAATTAGAACAGAGGTTGTATTTAGAACGATCTGGTTATGAGGATGTTTTAACTAAAACTTTTGGTTCTTGGGTTGTAGGTAATGGTGATGGTAGAACCAGAAAAAAAGCTGATTACACAAAAATAAAGGTAGTTAATTTTAATCCCCGATCTAGACAACACATTGCCAAAGTCCTTATAGATAGAGGTTGGAAACCTTCTAAGACTACTCCACTAGGACATCCTATTGTTGATGAAGCAACTTTAAGAGAAATAGGTACAGAAGATTCTAAGAGAATAGCTGATTATCTTCTAATACAAAAAAGAATTGCTCAACTTAAAGAGGGTAATCAAGCATGGTTGAAACTGGCAGTAGAAGAAGGTAATTGTCATAGAATACATAACAGGACAAACAGTTTAGGTACATACACCAGCAGGGCAACTCATACCCATCCTAATTTAGGTCAAGTACCAGCAGTTAGATCACCATTTGGTAAAGAATGCAGGGAACTGTTTATACCAGATGAGGGATGTAAGTTTATTGGTATAGATATGAGTGGTTTAGAATTGCGTGTGCTTGCTCACTACATGTCAAATTGGGATGGTGGTGCTTATGGTAAAAAGATAGTTGAAGGAGACATCCATACAGTAAACCAGAAATATGCTGGCTTAGAAACTAGAGATCAAGCAAAGACATTTATATACGCACTTCTTTATGGTGCTGGATCAGAAAAATTAGGTTCTATAGTAGGTGGTGGTAAAAAAGAGGGTGCTAAACTTAGAAATAAGTTCATGCGGAATATTGATGGTTTCAAACAGTTAAATTCTAAGATAGCTGAAAAGCTAGAAAATAAAAATTATTTAAGGGGTTTGGATCGTAGACCCATACCAGTACGATCTACTCATTCTGCACTTAATTTCTTAATACAATCTGCTGGGGCAATATTATGTAAGAAATGGATAACCTTAGTTAATGATGAAATTTTAAAATCCTATAATGGATTAGCAAGGATAGTCCTTTGGGTGCATGATGAAATACAAGTGTCTGTGAGTGAAGAACTAGATTTAGATGAAGTAGGGAAAAGTTTTGTTGAGAAAATTTTTGAGACAGAACGATATTACGATTTTAGATGTCCTCTGGATGGAGAATATAAAATTGGAAATTCTTGGATGGAGACACATTAATGGAAAAAGAATTTACTGAAGTATGTATTTTTTGTCACCAAAGAAACTCAATGGTCTTTTGTCATGGACATTATCATTGTTCTAACTGTGGGATGAATAATTATGAATGTTGTTCAGGTGAACAAGTACAGAAAGGTGTACAACTAAAATTTAAGGAAGAAAATGACAATACTAGCAATTGATGCAGACATTATAGCCTACCAATCAGCTTTTGTTGCTGAAAAAGAAGTTAAATGGGACGAGGATCTTTGGACCCTCTGGAGTAATGAAGAAGAAGCAACAAGCATAGCCATAAATAAAATTACTGAGATATATGAATCATTCAGAGAAAAGTATAGTGATCCTACTTGTTTAGTTGTGTTGTGTTGGTCAAGTAAAAGCAGTTTTAGGAAAAACCTATGGCCCGATTACAAAGCAAACAGAAAGAGCCAAAGAAAACCTTTATGTCTTAGAAGAATTAAAGAGAGGTTACACCATGCCTACCAGTTCAATATTGAACAAGAAGGTTATGAAGCTGATGATGTTATAGGTGAGTTCATTACTTGTAAAGATCCCTACGCAAAACTATGGGAATTAGACGAACCAGTAAAGACACAAAACAATAGAGCAGTATGTGTAAGCATAGATAAAGATTTAAAAACAGTTCCGGGGTTACATTATATAAATAATGAATTAGTAACTATAACAGAAGACCAAGCAAACTTTACTTGGATGTGTCAAACAATAGCAGGGGATTCCGTAGACAACATAAGTGGTATTAAAGGATTGGGGGTGAAAAGAGCAGAGAAAATATTACAAGGGGTAACTGAATTAAAATACTTGTGGAAACTAGTAATGGAAACCTACAAAGAACATGATTATACAGAAGGCTACGCCAAGATGATGGCAAGACTTACAAGGATACAAAGGGATGGTGATGACATCGATTATCTACTGGACCCCATAGGAAACATTTTTTAATTACGTTGGAAAACCAATTTTTTATGAAACTTGCTCCAGCTACAGAATTATTACTAGACATCCCAGAACAATTGGTAAGGGATCTAGATGATTTATTCCCTCACAAATGTCCTTCAATAAATATGTCAGAAAAAGAAATATGGTTTTATGCAGGTCAACGAGAGATGGTAGATTGGTTGATTGAACGTAGAGAAGCACAGGAGTTTGAAAGCTAATGTGCCAGTATGATACTGCTGAATCTGCTGAAAGACATGGGCGTGACCAGAGTGCTATATCTGTAACTGCTAATGCAATTGACGATTTAATTAATCCTTTTCAAAGTAGAACAGGTTTAGGTTTACTTGCTCGTAATTTAAATATAAATACCTACATGCCTGAATCTGATAGTCCTTCATCTAGTGAGCAAACCCCTTTAGAAATAGAAGAAACACCAATAACTAGTTTGGATACAAAACAGGGTGAAGGTGATCCTTCTTTAAGAAAAAAGAGAAGGAACAGAAATAGCCTACGAATAAGAGAGGACATATCGGATACGGCAAATACTGATTCACTTAAAACTTCTGGGACAACAACAATACTGACTTAAAATGTGTGCAAGTAATGAATCTTTAGCAAGTATGGGTCGTTATGGTGACACAGAACTTGCTCATGTAACACCACATGAAAAAGCATTACTTAAATCATTGGGGGGTGCTGGTACTACTAATCCTAGAACAGGATTGAAAGAATATTATTCACCTCCACCTGAAAAACCTAGAACATATAGCCCTGTACTTAAACCTGTTGCACCACCACCTAAAAAACCATACAAACCTCCTCCAGGTTATAATCAATATGGTCAATGGATGGGGAAAGGTTACATTCATGAAGAACAAGGGGTAAAACCACCTAAAACTACTGTTGCTAAACCTCCATCCAAAAAGGCTCCTACTTTTAATGAAGCTAACCAAGAAGCAATCATTAAAAAGCTGAATGAGAAGTTTCCGACTAAAACAGGTATGGAGTATGTTTTTAAATACAACCCTAACACAGATGGATTTGATCAATTCGTAAAGGCATTTGGTAAAGAGTACACTCCTGCTGAGTTCAATAATAAATTTGGTGCAATAATGCAAGCCAATGTAGCAGATCTTTCAGGAGGTGGTAATTTATTTTCTAATATAGTCGATAGTATTAAAGGTGCAGTAAACCAGTTACCGGATATTAAAATAGATCCTACTGATCTAACTGAGACTATTACTGATATAACAACAGGTATTCAAAAGAAGACTGACCTTATAAGTGATGTAGTGAGTGATGTTACACCAGACATTAAGATAACTGATACCAGCACTGGTGATATTGTAAAACAAATAGATAAGGTTTACCAAGGTTCTGACATCGACACAACACTAGAAGGTGTTCAAGAAGCTGGGGAACTTATGTGGGATGTAGTTGATTCTATAATTTCAGGTGAAGCTAAAGGTGGTGTAAAAGATGCCAAAGATGACCTAGGTGACTTTAAGGATAAAGGGGATAAAGCAGTAGAACATATAAAAGAGACTGCTACTAATTTACTTGATCCTAATAATCCTAATAGTTTAATCAACACTACTGTAGCTGATACAAATAAAATCACTCAGCAGATTGCACATAATATATCTAGGGATTTTACCAGAAAAATGGCTAAACAAGGTTTAATGACTTTGGATTCTAATTATGATCCATCGTTAGATGACCCCTATCTTATGACAAGAAGAGGTAGGAGAAGAAGAGGAAGGGAAAAAGATGTTAGACAGGGAGCATTAAGAATACCCACAACAGGAATTGGTCTTAATATACCAGCTTGAATAATTACCAAAATTGCTCATCACGTTACGCCCAACTAGAGAACCAAAGACACATATTCCTCACCAGAAGTAGAGACTGTTCAGAATTAACTCTACCCTACCTTATACCCCCAGAAGGACATTCAGCTAGTACCATATATCCTACACCATACCAAAGTGTAGGTGCTAGAGCAGTTAATGTATTAGCCTCAAAGTTACTATTAGCACTACTTCCCCCCTCTGGTCCCTTCTTTAGATTAATGGTTGATGATCTAGAGATCCCACAACTTAAACAGGAAGGTAGAGGTGCAGTAGAGGAAGCATTAGGTGCAATAGAACGTGCCGTAATGTCTGAAATAGAAGTTACTAGGGTGCGTGTACCTGCATTTGAAATGTTAAAGCATCTTATTGTGTCTGGTAATGCTCTTGTTTACTTCCCAGAGGAAGGTGGTATGCGAGTGTTCCCCTTAGAAAGATATGTATGTGAAAGAGATTCTATGGGGAATGTACTGGAGATAGTTGTTAAAGAATCTGTCAGTCCTCTTATGCTACCAGAAGAAATAAGAAATCAAGTTCAAGAGGAAGTAGACAATGATGATTCTGATAAGAGCATAGAACTATACACCCACATAGAAAGAAAAGCAGATAAGTGGAGTGTGTACCAAGAGGTAAAAGAGATAGAAGTACCTAACAGTAGGGGTACATACACATTTGAAAACTTCCCTTGGATGGTACTTAGGTTTGATAGAATAGATGGTGAAAGTTATGGAAGAGGATTAGTAGAACAATATCTAGGTGATTTAAGATCATTGGAGGGTTTATCACAATCCTTAGTAGAAGGTACTGCATCATCAGCAAAAGTGTTATTTCTAGTTCGTCCTAATGGTACAACAAAAGCGAGATCATTAGCAACATCACCTAACGGAGCAATAATTCAAGGGGATGCTAATGATGTAAGTGTGTTGCAAGTCAACAAAGCAGTAGATTTTAGGATTGCTGAGAGCATGATTAAAACAATTAGTGATCGTCTTGCTGGTGCATTTCTTATGTCTGGTTCTGTACAAAGGGATGCTGAGAGAGTTACTGCAACTGAAGTAAGATTACTGGCTAATGAAATAGAGAGTGGACTAGGTGGTATATTTAGTTTGTTGTCCCAAGAATTTCAATTACCTCTGGTTAGATTGATACTGAAGAAACTTACTGATCAAGAAAAAGTACCTCCATTACCTGAAGGTGTAATAAGACCACAGATTATTACTGGTTTGGAAGCAATGAGTAGATCAGAAGATTTAAGGAAACTAACACAGATGATGCAATTGCTACAACCACTAGGAGCAGAAGGTTTCACACAACAAATTAACATAGATGACTTTATAGATCGTGTCGGGGTATCCCTAGGCATAGATCCTCAAGGGTTGTTGAAGTCTAAAGAAGAGCAAGCAAAACAACAACAGCAAGCTCAACAACAAAGACAACAACAGATGATTATGGAAATAGCTAAAACTATGGGTCCAGAAATAGGTAAGCAACTGTTACCTCAAGTGCTACAAATGGCTGGATTACAAACACAACAAAAAGCCCAATAAGGATAATATGCCTAGTCATTATGACTCTGAAGAGTTCACCAAAGCACAAGCAGTTAAATTAAAAGGTGTTAATAAAGCAACCTCTGAGAGTAAAAATAGACGTACTTTCCAATTAAAAAAAAGTTCAACAGGTAGATGGTTTAAGCAATATTCTGATGGTGGTGTTGATTTTATTAAAAAGGAATTAGGTGAAAAAATGGCATCAGCAAAAAGGAATAAGATGCCAGGAACAGGTCATTATACTGTAGAATATGTAAGAATGAAGGGTGTAAAAGACCCTGAGAAAGTACCAAGAGGTCAAGCAAGAGAACAAGAGATAGCTAATAAACAAGCACAAAAAAAAGCTAGTGATAATTTCCAAAAGAAACAAAAAGAAGTAAAGGAATTAATTGCTACTGCTAGAAAAGCCAACACCTCTGGAAGAATAAAAGATTCTAATACGAAAGCACCAGTACGAACCAGCAAAGTAGCCAGCATAGCTAAACGATTAAGAAACCCATTAGCTATTGCAATTGCTGGTGGTGCTATGCTTGCTGGTGGTAAAGGGGATACTACTGATAAACCCCCTGTTAAACCTGCACCTAAACCTAAAAAGAAACCTGCACCTAAGAAACGAGTACCTTCTAAGGACACTAATAAAAGAGTGGATTCTAAAAAAGCAATACAAGCAAGAATGAAAGCAGATAGGGATAGTTCCCCAGTAGATTACGAAGGTGATTATCCCATCTATCGTAAAGATTCTGCAATGGCAAAATCATTTAGAAAGAAATATAGGGAGGAAAAAGATAAAGGATCAAAAACATTTACATGGCAAGGACGTAAATATAACACTAAATAAAAAGGGATTATGGCAGATCAAGTAACAGTACCAGCAGAAGAAAATCAAGAAGCACCAGAAGGTCATGATGAAGCTATGGCTTCTCTTGCAGATGGAGAAGAAGTAGAAGAAAACTTTGATAGACCAGAATGGTTGCCAGATAAATTTAACTCCCCAGAGGATCTCGCTAATGCTTACAAAAATCTGGAACAAAAACTATCTCAAGGAGATACCAGCAATGATGAAGTCTCTTCCCAAGAAAATGAAGAGTTTATGGATGAAGCTGAAAGATATGTGGAGAGTAAGGGATTGGACTTTGGAGCTTTGTCGGCTGAGTATGCGAGAGAAGGTGAATTATCTGAAGGATCATATCAAGCGTTACAAGATGCTGGTATCCCAAAGACTTTCGTAGATGATTTTATAAATGGGCAACAAGCTAGATCGGAATTAATACAACAACAGGTTTATAATCTTGTTGGTGGTCAAGATACTTACGATAACATGACCACATGGGCTAAAGAAAATCTAAGTCCAGAAGAAGTTAAAGTGTACAATGCTAATGTTGATCTTAATAATATAGAAACTGCTAAGTTTGCAGTTAATTCCCTATATGCACGATACCAGATGTCTAATGGATCGGCCCCTAATCTAATACAAGGTCAACCAACAAATGCAACAAGTTCTTACAGTTCAATGGCACAGGTAACAGCGGATATGAGAGATCCTCGTTACCAAGATGACCCAAGCTTTAGAAAGCAAGTTCACGACAAACTTGCGAACTCCAATGTCATGTAGCAATTAGCCTTTCTGAGGAAAGATAACTAAGAGTGATTGATGACTAAGGTGTATTTAATGTCGTACCTTAACATTAATCAAAAGGAAAATTAATATGGCTTCTGCCGCAACTCCGAATAGAATAGGACAAGTAAACGCTGCAAATGCAGATGATGCTCTATTTCTAAAAGTTTTTAGTGGAGAAACTATTACTGCCTTTGAAGAGGCAAATGTAATGCTTTCTCGTACTATGAAACGTACCATTAAGAGTGGTAAATCCGCTCAATTTCCAGTTTTTGGAAAAACAACTGCATCATATCATGTTCCAGGTGCTGAACTTGCTGGTGCAACACTCCCTCAACAAAACGAAAAGGTTATCACTATTGATGATCTTTTAGTTTCTCATGTATTCATTGATAAGTTGGATGAGGCACGTTCTCACTATGATGTAAGAAGTACCTATTCAACTGAAATGGGTCGAGCATTAGCTAAGAGGATGGATCAAAATCTTCTTAAACTTGTACATATTGGTGCTAATACTGGTGCTACTATTAGTAGCGAAGGTTCAGGTGCTGGTACTGCTCTTGCTATTACCGATGCTAATTATGCTGATGGTGATAAAAAAGTTGCTCGTATATTTGATGCCGCTCAAAAGTTTGATGAATTAGACATCCCTAAAGAAGACAGGTATATAGTATTAAATCCTGAAGACTTTTATGATGTTATTGATTCAACTAAAGCAATTAACAGAGACTATGGAGCACAAGGTGATATAGCTAATGCTAATATGCCTAGGCTTGCTGGTTTTACTGTTTTAGTATCAAATCACATGCCTTCAACAACTGTTAATGCAGCCGTTACTGGTGAAAATAACACTTATTATGGTAACAACACTGCTAATAATGCAGGGAACTTTGTTACTACTCGTTTAATGGCATTTCATAAAAGTGCTGTAGGTACTGTATCATTACAAAACCTGCAAACAGAAAGCGAGTATGACATTAGGAGACAAGGTACATTACTTGTAGCTAAAATGGCTGTAGGTCATGGTGTACTTCGTCCTGAATGTTGCTGGTTAGGTTACGATAACGGAAATTAATCTGTTATCCCTTAGAGTAGCTACAATCTCCCTCTGGCTACTCTACTTTTCAGGGGGGTTGCCCTTGCCCCCCTGTCTCTCTAATAAAAAATTATTATGACAGACATAGCCCAAGCAATCCGTGAACAACAATATAGACCCTGTCCTGCTGGTGAATCAAAATCAGTATGGAGAGCAATGGAAGAACTTAGATTACAACAAGAAATTAACCAAAAGGTACAAGAAGAAAATAAAAATGGGAAAAAGAAAGGAAGACCAGCAAAAGTGCAGGATACCCTTCAATAGATGGAGAACGAAAATTAAACCACACAAACGATGGGAAGATGATGTTTGTGATAAATGTTTTGAATATCCTTGTGAGTGTAACTAATGGCATATAATCCAACTACCAAATTAGACTTAGTTAATTTAATGCTTGCCAGCATAGGTGAAGCACCAGTAAATGATTTAGAATCTGGTCTTACAGATGCAGAATTAGCAGAAACAATTATTGGTAGAGTAGATAGAGAAACACAGTCAGAAGGATGGTGGTTCAATACAGATTATAATAGGAAATATGTTACAGATGAGGTTTCTAAAGAGGTGCTACTCCCCATTAACTCACTTAAAATTGATTGTGTAGGTACTAGCAGTCACCTAAGACTTATACAAAGACGAACTAGTGAGGGTAAAAATAAAATCTATGACCCTTACAACCACACCTTTAAAATCGGAGACAATCATACTTCTATTTATATAGACATTGTAACACAGGAGGAATTTGATTCTCTGCCAGAGGTTGTTAAGAGATACTTAGGTATTAAAGCCAGTAGAAGGTTCACCCAGCAAGTAGTTGGTAATCCTCAGTTGTATGGATTTGAAAAGGAAGATGAAGCTAGAGCATTAGCTGAACTAAAAGAAACTGAGAGTCAAATAGCAGGACACAACACATTTGATGAATATAGTGTATTTAGAGTTGTAAACAGAAATAATTATGGAACTCAAAGATTACGTTATGGTTATGTATGATGGAAACCCTAAAGTACATAGTGTTTATTGTAATTGGAGTGGTTTTATTATTGCTGATATTCTTTGAGTCAGAAGCACATGAAGGTGTGCATTTTAAAACTGACTTCATTAGGGATGCTTGGTCTGCGTGTTTTAAGACTGCAAACATCCAAATGCCTTTTATACCTCCCCCTGTGAAAGTAATGCTTTGTGATTGTGTAATTGATAAAGGTAGAAATTTCTTTCAATCAGAAGAAAACATGCGTAACTATACAGATAACGCAACAAAATTATGGGAGGGTTTTGCTAGTGATTGTAGTTATGAAATACAAATGAAAAATAAACCTGCTAATGCCATTAGTTTCTGATCTGATACCCTCATTACTTAATGGGGTAAGCCAACAAGCACCTACAGTCCAAGATAAATCCCAAGGTACAGTTCAAGAAAATGGCTATAGTGATCCAGTTAAAGGATTAAAGAAAAGGCCAGGAACCCAGCATGTAGCAAAACTATCAGATACTTCTTTTTCCTCCGCATTTATTCACCCAATTAGAAGATCAGGTACAGAAACATTTGTAGCAGTATTTACAGGTTCTTACACTAGCAGTATAGGTGATTTAGTAAAGGTTTATGATGCTAGTGATGGTACTGCTAAAAATGTCAATGCTAGAGATGCTTCTAATTCTATTATTACCTCTGGAGATTTATTTAACGAAATTAAAACCTACTTAACTGATGGTAGTCCCTCTTCTGCTTTTAGTGCTACAACTGTTGCTGACTTTACCTACCTCGTAAATAAAAATAAAACTGTAGCTAAAGATGCAACTGTTACAACTGCTAGGAATCCTGAAGCTATGGTCTACATACGAGGGGGTGACTATGCAACTAAGTACACTATTGAAATAAAACAAGCAGGGATTAATAGTGGTAACTACGCTACAGTAGCAGAACTAGTAACTGCACCAAGTGATGTAAGCTCTTACGATAAAGGTGAAGCGAATATTGCTACTGATAGCATTGCTAAAGCTTTATTGGATGGTACTGTTTTTGGTAATGTCGCTTTTGATTCAACTGTCGCTTCTGGAACAGTAGCAAAAATTAGGGAGTGTTTAAGTAAAACAGGTGCAACGAATTCTAGTCAAGTAAATATTGGAACTGTAACTACTGGTGGAACTGACTATGCTGGAACTTTTCCAAAGTTATCCGCTACTGTATCTGGTTCTGTTATACATATAAAATGCTCTGATGCTACTGATTTTGATATTAAAGTAACTGATTCTCGTTCCAATGGTTTTATAAAAGTTTTTAAAGGTTCAACACAAAAGTTTGCTGAACTTCCCGGTGCAGGACCAGAAGATGCTAAGGACACAATTATTAAAATTACTGGTGATAACAGTAAATTTGCTGATGATTTTTATGTAAAATTAACAGATGAAGCTAAAGGGATCTACGAAGAAACTGTAGGTACTGGTATTCAAAATAGTTTAGATGCTAGTACAATGCCTTTACAAATAATAAAAGAAACAGATGGTACATTCTCGGTTAAACAAGCTGGTTGGAAGTCTAGAGGTGCTGGTGATGATACTTCTAATCCCTTTCCTAGTTTTGTTGGGGCTACTATTAGTGATATATTCTTCCATCAAAACAGGTTGGGGGTGTTGTCTGAAGAAAGTGTTATTTTTACAGAAGCAGGGGAATTCCTAAATTGGTTTCGTCCTACTGTATTAAATCTTCTTGATACTGATCCTATTGATGTAACTGTATCCACTAATCGTGTTTCCATCCTGAAACATGCCCTTCCTTTCTCTGAATCCCTCCTTATCTTCTCAGATCAAACCCAATTCATTCTTAACTCCGCAGAATTTCTTAGTCCACTAGACATTAGTTTAAATGTAACTACGGAGTTTGAAGCTGATTTAGGTACTACACCAGTAGGTGCTGGAAGGTATGTCTTTTTCGCAAGTCCAGGGGGTGCATTTAGTACCATAAGAGAATTTTACCTACAAACAGATACAGAAGTAAAAGATGCAACTGATATAACAGGTCATGTACCTAGGTATATAGTGGGTAATATTAAACAGATGAGTGCTAGTAGCAACTATAATATGTTGTGTCTTATAACAGATGATAGTGCTTCCAGTAAAACTATGTGGGTGTATGGCTACTATTGGAATGGACAAAATAAGGTACAATCCTCATGGTCTAAATGGATTCTTGATGCCGACATTCTGGCAACTACTTTTGTGCAGGATGAAATATTTTTAGTTGTACAGAGAGGGACCAAAGTCTACTTAGAAAAAATAAAATTATCACAGGATGAAGCAGTAGGAACCACAACCAATAAACATGAAATTTTATTGGATCGTAGAGTGAAAGCAACGAGTGCTAGTCATATTAGCAATTTTACATCCACATACTATGCTGATGGATCAAATCTTAAATATATTGATAAAAAGGGAGATCCTTTAACATCTGCTGAAGCACTAGCAAAAGTAAGTGGTAGTGAACCTATTTATATAGGACAAGCATTTGATTTTAAATTTCAGTTTAGCGAAATAATTATTGGGCAAGGTCAGAAACCACAAACAATATCAAGACTGCAACTGAGAAACATGAATATAAACTTTGCTCATACTGGTAACTTTACTGCAAAAGTCACACATACTAATAGACTTACAGAGGATACCGATGAAAAAAAATTCACAGGTAGAAGAGTTTCAGAGGCAAATAATAAAACTGGACAAACCTCAATTATCGAAAGCGGATCATTTAAAATACCTCTGCTTGGGAACTCCAAAAACATCAAACTTGAACTCTTATCCTCTTCTCACCTCCCCTGTGAATTCCAAAGTGCAGAATGGGAAGGGTTTTACCACATCAGATCCAAAAGACTTAACTAGTTACTTCCGTAAAAGCATAGTAGAGGATGTTTTTAATCTAGCTCCAAGGATCTGTGAAAAAGATAAGGAAGAAATATGGAGATCAAGTGGATCTAAACCTGTGGATTCGTTATGTGCTGGTTTTTATGCTTCTGATGAAGTGTATACAATTGTTCATAATGACTTAGTTAAAGGAATGTTTGGTGTAAATAAAAGTGTAATAAATGACCGCATAGGAATTCCTTGGATGCTGAGTGATGGTGATTTTAAAGGTTTAGAAATAAAATTTTTACGAACAGGTAAAAGTTGGGTAGACCATTTGTTGTCTACCAATTGGGATCTGTTATATAACTATGTTGATGTTGATAACTGTGAGGCAATTAAATGGTTAAAATTTTTAAAATTTTCTTTTGTGAGAATCATACCCGAATTCGGATATGCTAAAACTTCTTTTGTTGAATTTATGAGGATAAAAAATGTGTGAACCTGCAAGCTGGTACGCAAGTTTAATGATAGCTCAAGGTGCGGCTAATTATATAGCACAAGAAAAAGCGTACCAAAAAGGACAAGGTTTAGCTGAAGAAAATAAAATGCTTGCTGAACAAGCATATGCTTTAGACATATCTCAAATAGATAAAAGACAAGCCGAGGAAGAAGAAGCATTTGCTTTAAGCCAAAGACAACTATCTACAAAGGATATACATGAGGGAGTTGATGCTACTGCTATGAAACGCAGAGTAGAAAGACAGGGAGAAAAAGCAAAAGGAAAACAAGTTGGTAAAATGACTGCTGGTATGCTTAGTGGTAATACAGTTGATGCAATCATACAAGATTACGATCAACAGATTTTACAGAAAACTGGAGACATAGATTTAAATAGAGATAGATCCAGACAGATGATAGCAGAGCAAAGAGGAATTAATGTAAGGAACCTTGCATTCAAAACAGATCAATTAAAAATAGGTAAGCTCCAAGCTGAAGCTAAGAAGAAAGATAGGATCTTTAGTTATCAAACCCCAGGAAAACCAGATGCTCTTAGTGCATTATTAGGTTTTGGAGTAGCTGGTTTTGAAGGTTATGGGTACGCTAAAAAAACAGATAGTAAAACTTATTGGGGAGTAGACATATAATGGCAGAACGAGTAACGCAACGTGCTTCATTTGGTAATTTAACACCCACAGCACGACCAGTAGATACATTCCACAGGCCAGATTCAAGAGGTGATAAGTTAGATGGTTTTGTACAATGGGCTGATGATAGACTAAAAGCTACAGAAGGTTTCTTAAAAGCTGGTGCTGGTGCTTATCAAACGTATAGAGAAAGCAAGTTTGAAGAAGTTAGATTAAAAGCAAGAGCAGATGCAGTTAAAAACTTTTATGATCCAAGACGATTAGAGGGACCAGATTTTGATCCAAGTATTCATTTAGAGACTGATTCTAGTTATGCACTATATGATGAAGAAGTAAAAAGAATACAAAGTGGATTAAAAGGTATCGAAGCAGGAAAAGGATTATTAAAAGATGACAAAGACCTAAATTATATTTTTGAAGAAACACAACGAAGGAAAAAAGATAAAAATTACAAGATAGATGATAAACCTGCTTACAATCCAAACATTACTGAAGAACAAGTTTTTAAAGAATTTAGAGATTTTGAATATAAAAATCTACCAGAGGATGCTGATGCTTATTTCTTAGAAAAATATAATCAAGCATGGGGAGAATTTGAAGATAAGTTCTTTGAGAGACTGCAAAAACAACACTTAGGTGAAAAAGTTGATACATTGGCTACGTTAGTACAAACATATATAGAATCTGGACAACTAGCATTTAAACTCCCACTTGAAGGTGAAGAAATAAAATTAGAAGATGATGATGAATTTTTCTACAGTCAGATGGGTTATTTGTTACAAGAAGGAATAGCTTCAGGTTTAAAAGAAAACCATGCTCAAGCAGTAGTTATTAAACAACTATTGTTACATGCGGAATCCTTCAAGTTAGAAACAGACGATCAGAAAGCAGGAGAGATAACTGAAAAAGAAGAAGAAATACTTGTAAAAATAATGTCTGCATTAGATGCAAAAGACACTCAAAGACATTTTGTTAAAAGTGGTGGTAGTATAGCTGGTAATACATTTTTTGATGAAATAGCTGGTCCTGGGATTGATAAGATTAACAAAATGCTTGAGGAGAAAGATAATAAAGATGATGCTGATAGTATTAGAGAAAATAAAAGGGATGGAGCTAAAGTAACGCAGGATATTTATCAAGATATATATAGTGGTAAAATAACAACACTAGCACAACTTAATACAGAAATAGACAAATGGCAGAAACTGGATTGGAATCTTAATTATTCTTTACCAGTTGCGGATATTCTTAGCACTTTTAATTCTGTTAAAAGGTCAGGTGGGGTAGGGGATAATGATTTAATGATGAAAATTGCCAATAAAATTGATTTAGGTCAATTTACCCCCGATGACTTCCATAACAATACTTCCATACTATCTCAAAAAACTGACAAACTAGGGGATGCAACTAAATTAAATGACCAAGAAAGAAGATTTTTGTTTCAAAGGTTATTTCCAGAAGATAGATCCCAGCATGAAATGCAGAAACCTTTCCTTACAATGATACAAAATAAAGCAATTGGAGAAACTGCTTTTGATAAAGATGATTTTAAGGAAAATTTAAGGATTCCAGAATTTAGAAAAGTATGGGAGGAATACCAGTTATCTTACAATATGACATGGTCAAAATGGTTGAAAGATAATGGCTACACCAACCGCAATCGGCCTGAAATGCAGGATCAATTGAAATTTTATAGAGAAGTATTAGAACCTGAATCAAATAAAGTAGTAGGAAAATTAAAAGAAATAATTACAAATCATGAAGAAAAAAACTCTGTTATAAAAATAGATTTAGAAGATTTACAGAATACAGTACCTAAACGCTATCGTGAACTTAATAAAAATGGTATCCCTGAAAGATTTTATATAGATGCCTATTATTTTTTTAATAAAGATGCTTGGGAACATTTGTTTAAAGATGACTATCCCCCTCCACCTCCTAATTTATTTAATAATGTAATAACTACATCGGAGTTGACAACTTATGTTGATGAAGTGCAGAAACATATTTTAAATTTACCTAAAGCACCTAACGCATCATATAAACCAGAATTGAGTATGAATGCTTGGTTTGAGAAAAAAATAGCAGAAGATCCCGATTTTAGGGAACAATTAAGGTTACTGGATGAGGGGGTAACTGGAGGTCAGGTGAAAAGTTTTTGGAAAAGCTTTGATCTAATGCCAGCAAGGAGAGAGGACTAATGAAAGTAGCATTTACAGAAGACTTCTTAAACCAAGCACATCTAGATAACAGAACAGATGGTAGATTAAGATACATACCAGAAGAATCTGAAGAACCAAATCCATTAAATTATGAAAAACAAATAAATGTTGATGAAGATGAAGATGGTAATGTAATTAGTGAATCTGTTGGTCAAGTTGCTGGTGGTTTTATTGATGCTTTAAATGAAATGGGTACGTTGTTTAATTATGTTTCTGGTGCTGATGTCTCTTTACCAGATATTTCTGTAGCAGGTTATGATTTAACAGTAGATGGTCAGTTAAACACAACAGACTATGCAGATAGTGGTGTAGGTGGTTTCATTAGAGGTTTATCACAATTTGCAACAGGTTTTTTAATTCCAGGTGGTTTAGCAGTAAAAGGACTTTCTTATATACCTAAAGCTGGAGCAGTAATACAAGGCAACAGCTTAATTAGAACAATGGTTAAGTCAGGGATTGCAGATTTCACTTCTTTTGGTGCAAACGATCCTAGACTAGCAAATATGCTAAGAGAGTACGGAGGTTTAAGAGATCCCATCACAGAGTATTTGTCTGCACCAGAGGGTGATGAGGAACTTGATAGTGAATTAGATGGGAGGATGAAGAATTTAATTGAGGGTGCAGGGTTAGGATTTGCCTTTGAGGGAATTCTTAGTGGATTAAAGTGGACAAGGAATGGATTAAGAAAAACACAGAAGGCTATTCAAGAAGACACACTAAGAGATGTTGATGAGTTAATTACAGATCCTCTAGACGAAGGTATGTCACCTCAAGTAGACGAAGGGGTGAAAATGGATGTGGATGGTAAACCAGTAATATTTGCTCAATTCACAGATGAATTCATAGAGGGACTAGGTAAACGTGACGTAGAGTTTGACGATTATCTTAATAAAAATACAGATGGTTTGGATTTTAATATTAATACCATTGAAGATGATAATCAGATACGAAATGCCATTGTTGAAATTGGAGCTAGATTTAAAGACATAGGTGTGCTTGGCAGGTTAGGTACTGGTGCAACTGAAACAATAACTGATGCAACAGGTAAAACCAGAGTTGGTGCTAAAACACACAAAAAGACAAAATCAGAAGCAGAAAAACTTGTTAAATCCCTAGCTCAGAATTCTTTAGGTACTGTAGAGTTTATAAATAAAACCTACATGGGGGTAGATAGGCTACATGAGAATGCCGTGGCAGTACAAATATTAATGCAGAAATCAGCAAAGAAATTATATGAATTAGCAGAGTATGCTTCAAAGAATGAAGTAGCTCCAGAATTTAGAGGGGTCAATATAGATCATGGGATTACCAGAACACAAATGGCATTCCAAAGACAGAAGGCAATCCATGCAGGAATACAATCAGAAGCACTAGGAGTTAAAAGTGAAATTGGTAGAGCATTAAATGCACTTAAAATAGATTCTAGTTCAAAAGCGGCACAGGATGCACAAGTAAGGTTCTTTCAAGATTCATTTGGCGGTGTTGGGACAATACAAAAAGATGCAGAAAGAGTGTTACGATTTGCAAATGATGCTGATTCAGTAAAGAAGGCTAGTAAAATAGCTAAAGGTTATGAACCTACCTTTAGAGGTAAAGTTAAACAAGGACTTCTGCAAGTATATATCAACGGAATTCTTAGTGGTGTTGATAGTACAATGGCTAATAGTGCAGGTAATATTATGGCTGTAGGTACTATGTTGGAAGAAAGATTAGTTGCTGGAACACTTAATTCAATGGGTAAATTATTTGGAGGTAAAGGTGATGGGGTAGAATTAAGTGAATCATTTGCATTAGCTCATGGTGTGAAAATGGGTTTGGCAGAAGGCTGGAATGCAATGGCTTATGCTTTTAAAAAAGATACTACATCAAATAAAATGTGGGTTAAACAAGAACTTGCCCAAAGAAATGTAATAACTGCTGAGAATTTTAATGTGGGGGGTGCTTTCGGTTCTTTTATTGATCTTGTAGGTACTGCAACCAGACTTCCTTCAAGATTGTTGTTGTCCAATGATGAATTTTTTAGAGGGTTGTCTTATAACATGGAGAAACATGCACAAGCATGGGCATACTCCAGAAAAGCCTTAAAAGAAAATAGCTTAAATCGAGAAGCTTTTAATGAGACTTATAATAGAATTAGAAATATGAGTCCCAATGAATTAAGACAATATGCTGATTTAGAGGGTATAGATTTAGAAGCACAACAGGCAACTTTAAGAAACATATTTGCTGACCCTGCACAAAATCCTGTAACAAGAGCATTTGATAAAGCAAGACAAGTATTACCCTTTGGGATAGGACAGGTGTATATCCCATTTTACAATACTATTTTAAATATTCTTAAATGGACTGGAGAGAGAACACCTGGAGTTAATCTTATGATGGAAGGGACAACATTAAAAGATTTGGCTACAAAAGGTTCTAGAGCAAGACAACTTGCATTGGCTAAAAATGCTACTGGTGTAGCTATGTACAGTTATGCGTACAGTTTAGCTGAAAACGGAATGATCACAGGATCGTTACCACAGAATCTTAATCAACGTATGAACCTTTTAGAAAAAGGTGTAACTCCATACGCTTTTGTAACAGAAGATGGTTATGTACCTTTCAATAGACTAGACCCCATAGGAACCATGTTCGGGTTGGCGGCAGATGTTCATAATTTAGTAAAAATTTATAATGATCCAAAATTCTTAGAACAAGGTGAAAGAGATTTTTTAAATAGCAAATTAATGGATCTTGTAGCACAAGGGGTTTATCAATTACATTCGCTTGCTGAAGATAAAGCAATGTTAAGGGGTTACGCTAATTTAGTAGCAGTATTCTCACAAGACCCTTTAAGAAAGAAAGATGCACTCAAGCAACTTGTTAATGCCTATAACCCTATTGTTTCTTTTTATTCCGCATTAAGAGGTGATTCAGCCAGAGCATTTGATAAAGTTGTAAGACAAACAGGATCAGCAGATTTCTATACCGACTTGTGGAATGACTACTATAAGAGAAACCCAGAAGCATTAAGGATTTTGGGGCCAGTAAGTCCAATTCATGCACTAGGTAAACCTAAAGGATTTACTGGTGATTTGATGCCTCGTTTAAATTACTTAGGGGAACCAGTAAAATCCTCAACTTTTAATAGTGGTGACGATAAATATTTTCATGTAGCTCAAGCATATTTGTCACCAGTACCTATAAGGCGAAAAGATAAGTCTTTATTATTAAAGAAGATTACAGAATTAAATGTACAATCAAAACCACCCTCTAGGTGGAGATCCCTTATTGTTAGGGGTAAGTTTGGTACTGACACCATAGCTTTAACTGCTGAAGAAAGACACTTCTGGGCTAAAACTGCTGGTGAGTTAAATAAAAAATATCTAGAACCAGCACTAAACAGAAAACTTTTTAAAAATAGACCAGAAGGACAACAACGATTATTTATAGAGAGAACTTTACGGAAACATAAAATGATAGGTAAAAAAAGATTATTGCGTACATTCCCTAGGTTGAGACAGAGAATACAAGAATTTAAATTATTTGATCGTGAACAACGACAAAAACCAGCTTCAGTAAACCAAGCATTTCTTAACTAATGGCTTATTCATCCGATGAACATGCAACTGCTAATGGGCGCACCTATGCGTACACCTTTGATGCAGTAACACATAACACCAGCAATATTAAAGTCACAGTAGGTGGTAAACATCTTTATGATGGTGTAAGTAAATACAACACAACAAATAGAGTTCCTAGTGATAGTGGATCTGTCCAAGAGGTGGAATATACCTTAACTGGTAATTCTAGTGGTGGAACTATTACTATTAATAGTGATGTAAATATTACTAATTATGTGACTAATGGTGTTCCTACCTTAAGTTCTTCTCAAGTTCTTAAAATTTATAGACAAACTAATAGAACAACCGCAGAGATTTCCTTTAGTGCTGATTCTGTCCTTACTGATACGGATCTTAATAAGTCCAACAACCAAGCAAGATTTTTAGCATTAGAATCTATTGATAGAACTAATGAAGGTATTGCAATTGATGAAACTGATTCCACTCGCTATAACCTTCAAATAGACAGCAACGATAAAAGAGTTTTTGGAGTAGATACACCTACTGTTAGTAACGAAGCCGCAAATAAAAGCTATGTTGATTCAGTAGCTATGGGTTCTGGTTCTACTATTGTTACCACAACTGGAAGCCAAGAACTTACTAACAAAACAATTACAAGTCCTGTTATAAATACTGGGGTTTCTGGGAGTGCAATAGATGCTGATTTATCCTCAGTTTCTGGAAGTGATGACACCCTTGCTTCAGCAAAAGCAATTAAAGCTTACGTTGATGCTCAGGATACTGCTATTGCTTCAGATAATTTAACTCTAACTAACAAAACATTTGATGCAGATGGTACTGGAAACAGTTTAACTAATGTTGATGTAGGAAATTTAAAATCTGGAGTTTTAGATACGGATATATCTTCAGTATCTGGTTCTGACGATACAATTCCTTCTGCTAAAGCAGTTAAAACTTATGTTGATAGTAGTGGTCTTTCAATTATAGACGAAGACAACATGGCAACTGATTCAGCCACTCGTCCTCCGAGTCAGCAATCAGTTAAAGCTTATGTCAATTCAGAAGATGCTCTTATGGGGTATCAGGGTGAACCACACATCATTCCTGGGGTTCTGTATCCTTCTTATGTAGCTTCTGGGACTTCAAATAAGCTATTAGATGGAACAACTTCACACTCAGGTAATTTTGGTACTGTTCAATCAGACGGACGGAAATATTACTACACCAATATTGCTGGCAGTAAACCAATCAAAGACCCTCGAATCGGTGGGCATTTTGGGAGTCAACGGCACAAGTTTAAGTCAATACAGTTGCTTGAGCAGGAAACTGCTACTCATGGTTCAAATATTTACTCTGTGGATGGTAGGGAATGGTTGAGATTTGGTTCTACAAATGCCAGTTATAAAAATGATAGTCATGGTGTTTCTTTACATTTTGGGGCGAATGTATCTGGAGATTTTGTAGAGATTACAGGTTACTTTAACGCATTAAATATAATAGTTAAAACAGACGCTAGTAGGGGTGCTATTACTCCTAGATTAAATGGTACGGATCAGACAGCAGTAGACGTTTATGAATCCGCAGTAACTTCTCCACTTGGGTCCAGATATGTAGATGCAGGGTCAGTTGTAAATGTGACTTTTTCAAGTTCAATAAGTTTAGGTATTAATACAGTAAAATTAACACATGGGTCAACGGCAGGGGCTGAAACATACGGCATCGAACTAATCGCCCAAGACACCACATCAACCGCAAACCGATCAAAGATTCAGATCCCTAGTCAGGATGTGGTTAGTTATGGGAAGAAGTTTACTGTAAGTGGAACTCCGCATTACAACCCTTTTGCTACAAATCAAGCAGGAACAGCAGTAGCAATAGGTAATACAACTTCACATGGCTCAGTCGCTACAGGATGGGCAGGAACAGGGGCAGGGTATTTCGATGATACTCTGGATACTGCAACCTCTTTAGGTTTATCTGCATGGGAGCAGAATTCAAAATATTACAGGCCAGTAAACGGAGGTAGAGTCGTGTGGTGGGTTAACTCAAGTGGATCACTAAAGTGTTCCGTTAATATGATGCCTCCTGCAGGAACTTCTATAGGTGTTTCCTCTGCTACAAACACTCCTGAAGCTAATAGCTGGACTACTCAATATCAACCATTATTCAGTTCAACCACTATAGACCACTCACAGGCAGAAGTAGCTAAGACGTTTCATTTTCGAGAGTTTGGAAACGGGGCAGCCAATGAAGGGTCAACCACAAGTGGGACAAAACAAGATGCAAGTATGCTTAGTAGTAGTGCAGATAATATCGCTTATGTAATGGATGATGGTACGACTAGCTTATTTGGCGAAAGCGTTCAAGTCGGTTCTACTCCTTATGGGATGAATCATACAAATTCTGATAATTTGATTATTTATGTCACATTCATAGGTACTGGTTTTTCTCTTGAATTAACGGCTAATGGAAATGGTTTAGATCATTACGATAAGTATGTGGATGGTGTTCAGGTACAGGACGGAGATATTTCAAGAACTGCCAATGCAATAGTACGAGAAACATTAGCACAGAATTTACCTTATGGCACTCATGTTGTGAAATTACAAAGGGGTGCTGAAACTCCAGATGTTTTCAATGAAATATATAGGGAGTTTACCTTCCACCAACCCAAAAGACCCCCAATCCCTGAAGATGCTGTAGTGTTATGTGACTATATGCTCATGGCAGATTTTGTACCGCAGACAGCAACAGGGTTACAATACATCAGCAAAGGGGTTCGTAGGTCAGACGCTAGTAGGGATTGTTTTTATGATGGTGCATCTGTTACTGGTGTGGACTTAACTCCTTCAGCAAGTTATAAAGGGTTGGGTAGAGTATACTTAACTACTGATGGTGATGGTTCTCCACCTTCTATCGTTAGAATTCCTAGTTTTGGGAGAGGTGGAATAGTCGGCTATGCAAGTGCATCTGACAAAGCCACTAATATTAATTTTAAAATAAATGGGACTTTAGCTAATGGTACTACAAATTATTCCCATTATCATGATGGTACAGCGGAAACTGATGGTACTTTTACTGAGTATCACGCTGATTTTTTAACAGGTAAGTTTTTTGGTGCAGTTCATAAGACAGAAATCAGTTCTGGTGGGGTAGAGTTAAGTGAAGCAACAGCATCAAAACAATTATCATTTGAGTGTATAGATTTAGTTACTCCCACACATTCTTCATCACATTATCAAAGCTTCGAGACACCCTTCCTGCACGAGCTAATCGGAGGGGATCGGAATATGGAGCAGACGAATCTAATCTGCACACCCGATGGGCGAAGTTGGGACGAGATTTCGAGGGATACGAGTTATTTGGGGAATTCGTTATTAACTGCATCAAATGATTCTAATGCAAGTGATAGTGAAACAAGTGCAAATTTATTTGACCAATGGAGAGGAGCGATTAGCACTACACCTAAAAGGAATTATCACAATAAGCATTTCGCAATAGCTTACGATAGGGTGATTTGTTTGAAGGATGGTCAGTATCAAATAACCAGTAAAGGGTATGCTCACACACGAACTGGTGACGTTGGTTGTATTAAGGTGAATGGAGTCAGGATTGCCGCAGACTATTCCCCTGCAAACTACACATATTGGCACAATTCTATAGTGACAAACCTTCAAAGAGGTGACTATGTACAAATCGAGGGGAAAACTCATAGTTCAGAATTACCTAATTTATTTCAAATAGAGAAGGTTTAAATGTTTATAGCAACTAAAGACACAAAACTAATAGCTATTCACGAAACAGAATGGCAATGCAGAAGATACGCTAAAGGTCTTACAAAACCTGAATACTGGACTTGGTTAGCTACTGTAACTTCTGAGGATTCTAACGGACATAAAACCTACGACTTTAGTGGTGAAGATTATGAAATAGTTGAGACTAATGCACCTCTTTCATACGAAACTAAAGATTCTGAAGGTAATGATATTACAGTTACGTTTAACGAGAGTGGTCACATCCACTCAGAGATAGAAACAGGCCAACACTACCACCTTAAATGGGATGCTAGTAAGAAGGTTATCGTTAAAGACGATGATGCTCTGACAGCTTGTCAAACCGCAGAGAAGTGGAAGGATGTTCGTGCGGATCGGAATCGGAAGTTAGAGGAAACGGATTACCTAGCATTATCAGATCAGACGTTGAGTGCAGGAATGAAGACTTATAGGCAGAAGCTAAGAGATGTTCCTAAAGATAATAGCGATCCTGACAAAATCACTTGGCCTACTAAACCATGAGTGGACACCATCCTCCTGTTGAAACAATTATGGAAATAGATCAAGTAATGCTTTTGGTAGAAAGAATAGGACTGCCAGCAGTTATTATTGGATTCTGTTTTTATTATATAATGAAGACTCA